GAGCAATACCATGTACCGGCGCTTCCTGGCTGACCTGGGCCGGCTCAATCCTCAGATGAAGGTGATTGGACTGACCGCGACGCCATACCGACTGGACTCGGGGTTGCTGCATGAGGGTGATGACGCTATTTTTACTGATATAGCGTATGAAGTTTCAGTGCGAGAGTTGATCGATCAAGGCTATCTTTCTCCGCTGATTTCCAAGCGCATGGCCACACAAATCGATGTCACTGGTGTCGGCACCCGTGGCGGTGAGTTCATCGCCAGGGATCTGGAAGCTGCTGTCGATAAGGATCCCATTACCCAGGCAGCAGTCGATGAAATCATCTCCTATGGCAAGGATCGCAACAGCTGGCTCATTTTCTGCGCTGGTGTAGACCATGCCTACCATGTCCGCGACGCAATCCGCGCGCGTGGTGTGTCCTGCGAGACTATCGTTGGTGACACGCCCGGCGCACAGCGCGAAGCCATCATCAATGATTTCAAGGCTGGCAGGATTCAGTGCCTGACCAATGCCAATGTGCTGACGACGGGCTTCAATGCACCGGGTGTGGATCTACTTGCCATGCTTCGCCCAACAAAATCGGCTGGCCTATATGTTCAGATCGTCGGGCGGGGTTGCCGCCTGGCTCCCGGCAAGACCGACTGTCTGGTGCTGGATTTCGCGGGCAACATCGCCCGCCATGGCCCAATCGATGCTGTCAAGCCGAAGCAGCCCAAAAGTGGCGAAGACGGTGTTGCGCCAACCAAGGCCTGCCCAGAGTGCGACAGTATCGTTCATGCCTCGGTGCGTACCTGTCCCGATTGCGGGCATGTGTTCCCGCCGCCAGAACTAAAAATCGATGCAAAAGCCAGCAACCTTGATGTGCTGACCTCCGGCAAATCGGAATGGGTACCCGTGACCCGAGTGTCCTACGCACGCCACGATAAGCCAGGAAAACCACCGTCGCTGCGGGTCGACTACTGGAGCGGCCTCACGCACCACAGCGAATGGATTTGTATCGAGCATGAAGGCTATCCGCGTCAGAAGGCAGCCTCGTGGTGGGCTAATCGCGCGGCAGGTGTGCCATTACCTCGCCGGGTTGATGAGGCAATCGCCTGTGTTGCCAAGCTTCGCTGTCCCTCTGAGATCGCTGTGCGTCATAGCGGGCGCTACACCGAGGTAGTCGGCGCCCGATTTTCATGATGTGTGCCATTTGCCGGCGTGATGCCCGAGGCTACGGGTTCGCGCCGTCGTTCATCCGTATCGATGCGCCTGCCGTAAAGCTTTGCTCACGAAGGTGCCAGGACATTACAGGAAAGCTCAGTGGAATGATCGACCCGAATAAACATGAAACCAATGCGCTGCTTGCGGCCAGCATCAGCGGCGGCGCCTATGTCGAGACAATCGGCAAGACCGATCTTGCAGGCTGGACTGAGCAAGAGTGGGCTGCACTGATTGATGTGGTCGTCACATCGTTCCAGGATTTTCTGCGTCAGGCATACGCCGATGATCCTCCGTTTTAAGGTGTGCCATGACGAACAAGAATTACATGGCGCAGCTGGGCGCTACCTTGGTGGATCGCGGATTTCCGATTCTTCCGATCCAGCCGAACACCAAAAAGCCGGGTCTGTATAAGCTCGGCGAGTGGCATGAGTACCCTAAATGGAGCCGGCATTGCGAGCGCGACACCACTGAAAATGAAGTCGATATCTGGGGTAATTGGCCTGAAGCGGGTATCGGTATTGCCGCTGGTCGGGTCATTGGCATCGATATTGATGTTCTCGCATCTCCTGCCGTTGCCATGGAAATCGAAGCCCTGGCTAAGCGTATGTTGGGAGACACGCCGGCGGTACGCATCGGTCATGCGCCCAAACGGCTACTGGTCTATCGCGCCGTTCAGCCATTTTCAGGATTTAGGTACCCACCGATTGAAGTGCTGGGTGTTGGACAGCAGTTCATTGCCTACGGAATTCATCCCGATACCGGTCAACCCTACAACTGGCCAGTAAGTACCTTGGCCGAACTGTCGCCAGAAGACTTGCCTGCAATAACAGAAGCGCAAGCGCGTGAGTTTGCGAAAGAGGCTTACCAATTAATCCCGGCAGATCTGCGACCGAAAAGTCTCGGAGTAGGGCTGCGCGCCAACATGGAAAGTGCGAACCTGCCAGAGCAGCGGGGTACCTTTGAGGCTGTTGAGGATGCGCTTATTCACATATTGAACGCAGACCTTGATTACGATAGCTGGGTTCGCATTGGTATGGCGATCAAGGGGGCGCTAGGCGACGAAGGCTGGCCGCTTTTCGAAAAATGGTCGCAAAGTTCTCAAAAATACGACACCAAGACGACTACCCGCAGCTGGCGTAGCTTTGCCCCGCAGCGTATCGGGGCCGGGACGATCTACAAGCTGGCGCTGGATAATGGCTGGATACCCGCTTCCGATATGCAGCTCAATGGCGAGATCGTCATGAATGGACATCACCCGGCACGGGAGATGCTGAATGCGTTGCAATCGAACGATCCGATTGTCCTTGATCCTGCAGAAGTTTCGCTGCCACCCCCTAAGCCTATGCCGGCTGGCTGGGATCAGGTAGGAGGGGTAATCGCAGATCTGATGACGTTGATGGCAGCAACTGCTAAGCGTCCTCAGCCAGTGCTGGCGCTCGGAGCAAGTCTGTGTGCCATTGGTGCGCTGATGGGGCGCAAGTACCGAACTGAGAGCAACATCCGATCGAACCTTTATGTGGTTGGCATTGCCGAGAGCGGTGCGGGGAAAAATCACAGCCGGATCGTGATCAATGAGTTGTTCCGTAAGGCTAATCTGCTGCAATACCTCGGGGGTAACAAGATCGCCTCCGGCTCGGGCCTTCTGACTGCCATACAAAGGCAGCCGGCAATATTGTTTCAGCTTGATGAGTTCGGGATGTTTTTGTCTGCAGCGGCCGACCGAAAGCGCTCACCACGTTATGTGTGCGAGATTCTGGACCTAATGACTGAGCTATACACGACATCAGGCACCACGTATTTCGGTGTGGAGTACGCAAACACGCAGCACAACAATGCACACCGGGCCATCCACCAGCCTTGCGCTTGTATTTACGGAACCACGACGCCGCTGCATTTTTGGCAGGCGCTGCAGGCTTCCAATGTGGCTGACGGGTCGCTTGCACGCTTTTTGATCATGGAAAGTGAAGACGATTTCCCGGACAGTAATGAAGCGTTTGGAGTGATCGATCCGCCGCAGGATTTGATCGACAAACTGATTCTGATTCATCAGGGAGGCGGAAAGCTCAACGGTAACCTGACTGATGTGGGCGCCATTGATGAAGTGCTGATTGATCCGCGCGTGGTGCCCATGACGCCACAGGCTCGGGATGCGTTTCGGCGGCTCGATCAGGAACTGGTCGGACGCCTTCGAACATCCCGAGGGACGGGATACTCATCCATCCTAGCTCGCATTGAAGAGAATGCGACTAAGCTGGCGCTAATTCGGGCTGTATCTAGGGATCCCGTTGATCCGCAGATCGAAGATCAAGATGCCGAATGGGGCATCAAGCTATCGCGCCATTGCGCAGAGCTCACCATCCGAGAGGCTTCCGCTCGTGTATCGGAGAACCAGGTTGAGTCGCACCACAAGCGGGCAATGCAGATCCTTCGCGATGCGGGCAAGACCGGCATGACCAAGACTGAATTTACCCGGCGAACCCAGTTCATGGACCATCGGCAGCGTGACGGCGTTTTGCGTACATTAAGCGAAGCAGGGCTGATCGAAGCCACGACGCTTCAAAACAAAGGCAGACCGACCCAGATGCTAAAAGTCTTATGAATCAGTCGCTTGCACTGTGTCGACGAGATACTTCAGTTTTTTCATATTTCAAACCCCCCACTAGATATACATAAATAAAAATAGGGGCCCTAGAGACTCGCGCGCGCGAAGGCATCGAAAAAGAGAGAGAAGGAGAACTAGATTGAAATAAATAAATATTGAAATATCTATCTACTCTTCTCAGCCAGTCTAAGGTTGAAGTTTGAAGTATTGAAGAAAGTCTCAGTGACTAAGTACCACGCCTGAAATCCGTAATTTGATCGGACATGAGGGAGCAGCAGATGCCCTGACCCGGCATTGCCAGCTCCTCCAGGTCGTATGAGCAAGTCGGCAGGAACGCTTGTTCGCACCCTTGGAGGATTCCTGATGATTTCCGACCCGAGCACCGAGCGCCGTGCCGTTCTTGCTTTAGATCTGGGCACCACCACCGGCTGGGCACTGCACCTGGCAGACAACTCCGTCACCCATGGCTTTATCAACTTCAAGCCCCAGCGTTTTGAGGGCGGTGGCATGCGCTACCTGCGTTTTCGTCGTTGGCTTGATGAGGTATTAGCCGCAACAGCGGATCAGAGCCTCTCTGCGGGCCTAGGTGCCGTTTTTTTCGAAGAAGTGCGCCGACACCTTGGCGCCGATGCCGCGCACGTCTACGGCGGTTTGCTGGCAACACTGACGGCCTGGTGTGAGCATCACCGTATTCCTTATCAAGGCGTGCCGGTTGGTACGATCAAACGCCATGCGACGGGAAAGGGCAATGCCAGTAAGGTTGAAGTTGTCGCCGCTATACGGGCTTCCGGGCACATGGTCACCGACGATAACGAAGCGG